GTATCCGTCTGAATACACTTCTCAAGTTTTGAGGTATACAGGACCTCCCGTATGGCCATCAGTGATGACCTGGATCATGTTCAGGCTATTTCCTGGGTCATTTTCAGGCTATTTCTAGGGTCTTGACAAGGGTCAAGCTGATAGGTTGTCTATGGTTAACCTGGCCACGCCTGGGTTAAACAGGCTGCCAGGCCATTATGTCCTATTTTGTCCTATTTTGATCTATTTTAGCCTAATAGGACCTATTTTTGCCTGATTTATTCTTGTTTGTCCTGACTTAAGCTGATTTGTCCTGACTTGATCTGATTCAGTCTGATTTGACCTAGTTTATCCTAGTTTGAACCTTTTGAGCTATTACAAGTTCGACATAACACTTGAAGATTTGATAGATCATTTGTCCCTCCTTTGGATAAGGGAAGAATATGATCCACAGTCAGGTCTTTTAATGATTTACAGATCTGGCAATAAGGATGAATTGTTCTGAGATATTTACTCAGTTTGTTCCATTCAGTTGTATACCCTCTGGCTCTTCTTGATGGCCTCGAGGTAGTCTTTGCTTTGTTGTAATAATAGGAACAACGTATACATCTAGGCTTAGAAGTTATTACTCCACAATCTAAACATGGTTTATTCATAGCCGATTTGAGATACACCTGTAGTTCGGTAAAACCGATTATACACTGCTCACTTCAGTTTGTACCGAGATGAGCATAGCAAGACGAGTCCATTCTTCGTATAACCAACTGTGGCTCTGATCATTGCTGCAATGGACGTTTCCATTGAACTCTAAGATCAATATCCCTTGACAGTCTTGAACAGGACAAGGGACTGGCTTTGGTGGTTTACGTTCGCCTAATACTATCATACGAAGTTGAGTCCAAGGTTCTTTAATCTCGTTATAAAAATCTGGCCAAAGATCTTGATCAGCTAACCAATCAACATGAGTCTCTAAAAACTTTTGCATTTGGTGTAACCGAGTATCCGAATTCGATACTAAAAATGATGCCAAACTTCGTTGATCTACTATCAAATCAATCCAACTATTTAACACTGAGTAGATTCCAGTTTTAGATAAGAGATCCAACAATTGTACATTTACAACTAAAGCATGGGTTAAAGATCCTCGTCCTTCTTGTTTAGTCATGTTTTGTTGCCTTAAAGTAGCATTGCTGTTAAGAAGATCCATTAAAGCTATCAATTCTTTAAGGATTTTTTTTAACCGTTTTCGGCAATGATTACAAGCTCCTTTAACTGAATTTCCCTTACAAGTTAGACAGTTATGCACAGGCTCTTGTCCTTTCTCGATTCATAAACCTTTTCACTAGCCCTGTCTTTATATGTCTTTTTGTCTTTAGTAGGGTGCTGGACGACACTCTATTGTGTCGCTCAGCGCCCTGTCTAGTGTCGTAGAGCGGCATATTTACCAAAACTTTTTTTATTCATTAACAGCCTCATGGACAGCATCATACACAGACTTATGCACAGGCTGTTCATAAATAACTTGAAGTGGATTTGCCCTACGTAAAATTAAACGATAATTGTTTGCTTTGCCTTTATAACCTTTTGCTGTCCTGATTAAATAACCATCTAGATACATTTGCTGTAAGACTTTGCCAACCATTCGTACATTTGTATTAGCTTGAAAAGCTATTTCTTGCTGAGTCGGCCAAAGATCAAGTTTGCCTGATCTCGCTCGGACAGCAAGTATGATATGAATAGTTCTAGCCACTCCCTTGTATGGACTATTTTTCAAAACCCAATTGGTCGCTTCCATGCACATCAGAACGGAGTCTCAATCTCATTTTTTGGATTCCATTGTTGCGGATCAACAAGTTTTTCTTTTGTTTTAGTTCCATGATATTTAGCTGGAACAACTTGTAGCGCGCAGGTATCGACCAGAACCTCATAGACCGTTCTTTTCTCGCCTTCTTTGTTCACGTATGATGATTGCTTGATCGCGCCTGTAATCGTCACCAGAGAGCCTCTAATTACCGAATCCATCAATGACTCCGCGAGAGCTCCAAAAGCTTTGCATTCCCACCAAGTCGTATTAACATCTGTCCATTCCCCATTAACTATTTTACGATCATGGGTAACAACACTAAATGATGCAATAGCTAAATTTGCAGATGTGAACTTTAATTGCAAGTCTCTGCCAACTCGACCTTTTAAGGTTGCCGTCACGCTCATATTATTCTGCCCCTTTTCTTTGTTTATGTAATTGCTCGATTTGACTTTGTTTCATTGCTCCCCAAATTCCTTCCACAGGCCAAGATGATAAAGCATATTCTAAGCATTCAAATTGGACTTTACAACTACGGCAAATCTGTAAAGCAATTTTGGTTTCAATATGGTGTTCTGGTTTGCCAATAGGAAACCACCAATCAGGATCTATATCTTCGCCGACACAAGCAGCTTGCTTTGTCCATGGTTGCGGTGTAAAATTAAAAGTAAACCCCCGAAGCATTATTAGTACCCAGCTTTCTTTAATAATAGGATCAAAGTTTCAAGAGTAACCACTGCAGGCCAACTCTCAAGATCTTTTTCACCTGAACCGTTTTGTCGTAAAACAGCAACTGCAATTTGACCTTCTTTTAATCTATTGCTTTGCTGTCTCATTGTTGCTTTGACAGGAAAACCTTGTCTTGCTTTTACTTCAATATCGACACCAAGTACACCTGTTATATCGGTACCGGGTGCTGAGGCAGAAGTCGCTTCAGCGTAAGGCCAACCTTTTTCTTTGAGAAAATCTGCAACCATTTTCTCAGTATTGCGCCCTCGTCTTCTTCGACTATTCGTCATTATTTCTCCCATGAGTGTTTCAACCAACCTTGAGCATGAGCTTCCTTTGGATTGGTTGTTATCCAGAAGTGGCAAGCATGGCATAATGCTACGCAGTTCGACTCATCTAAAATCGAACCACCACGCGCCCTCGAGAGTATTTCGTGCACTTCACTTGACCTACTTATTTTACAACGTAAACAGAGCGGATTTCGTGCCAAAATTTTGGCCACTAGTTTGCGTCTCTCAATGTATATTTTGGCTAGCTTTTTACTACGCGGTCTCATACTTGACCAATCCCTTCGGCGGAAAATTGTTGTCTCATAGCAGCAGATAACGTCTGGCCAATACTTATTTGTGCCCTTAAAGTATTGATCCTTTCCTTACAAGCGCGTAAAATTTGTTCTGCCGATTCCATTGCAAACTTCAAATCGGCTGTATTTAATGTTGCTTCGTAGCGCCGAATATCCATTGATCCTGAACTTTGTAAAAAGGTGCTTGCGTAAGCCTTTTCGAATGCACTTTTCTTTTCAATGTAATCTCGGTCAAAATTAGCCATTTCGTCTGTTGCTTTATCAAGAAGACGAGATAATTCAGCCAAACGTTTGACGACATCTATTTGATTAGTTTGCATTGACGCGTTTCCTTGGATAATTTTTGCACATTTTACAGATGGCGGATGCACCAGAAAGTATTTGGTATTCAGGAATGTATGTCCAATCTCCGCATATCTCGCAGCGACTTAAATTATTATCCACGATAAATTCCTAGATAATTATTACGTGAACTCCAAATCAAGTCTTCAAAACTAGTCATATTATCTAATGGAAAACCATTCAAAAGTTTTCTAGCATTACTTGATATTTCACCAATAGACTCGCCTGACCAAAGTGGTTCATAGTTCTTAAATCCACCATTAAAATATGTTTTGATCCATTTAGCTGCATCAATGTCTTTTTCATAAATATGCATAGATCCAACAGAATGGAAATATGATCCCATTTCAAGATCTAATGCTTTGGCAATTGCCCCTTGTAAAGCAATAAACTGAACAAAGTCATATGGCAAACCAAGATAAATATCGTTTGATCTCATAGTTGTTCTAGCTATCAGTTTATTATTTCTAACAAAATATTGCAAACTCAAAGTACACGGAATATCACGCAAATTTTGATTTAGATCTTTATTAGAATCAAAAATTGTCAAAATTGCTTGTCTCGATGCTGGATCATTTTTAAGTAAATTTACAACTTTACTTAAATTACCGTAAATACGAGGACCATAACTACCATAAAGAATCTCATCATCCATATAATTATAAAATACTTTTGATGTTTCAATCATTTTTTCAGGACTTGCTATCTGACCAACTAATTGTAAAGCTTCAGTAAATCCAATATTTTGATTTAATTTTCTATTTTCTAATCCTAATGGAATATGCCATGGTTGAGTAACTTCAATCGTGGGATTTAAGATTTCTAAAGTTTTTTGATCGCGAGGGGCTATTTCTTCACCATTTTGTATAACATACTTAGTTATTAGTTCAATAGCTTCAGATGGAGTCATTGCTGTTAAGTACATTAGAATAAAACCTCGCTTTGTATTAGTTTTTTATTTAAGTATTTAATTTGTTTGAAAGTTTGTATAAATAATTCTTGTGCATGTAATACTATGTCTACTTCTTTATCTTCACCTCGACGCAAAAGTTCATCTACAATTTTGTCTTCATGGCGAACTAAAATAATAAGGTTTACCCCTAAAGTAGCTAATTCCCAATTACAAAGATCAAATTCTTCGTCAGTAAATAAGGACTCACGATTATAGATAATGGGCCAGATCATTTCACCTATATGCCATCTATCTAGGACCATATTTAGCGAAGTTATAGGTTTTATATACTCATCAATGTAATTTGAGGATGTTGGATGCGAAGCATGCAAATAAGTCGCATTTGTTTTAGATGCCAAATATTTGGCCATAGTTGTTTTACCAGTTGCATCTGCACCTTCAAGAATTGTAATCATCTAATTTCGCCCCATTCTCGTTGTGAATCAATATTTTCAGGTTTTAATTTCTCGGCATGTATATCTCCAGCAACGTTCCAAACTAATGTCGTATTTTCAGTTGGAGCATTAGTTTTTTGAAGCATAAAGCGTTCAAGTCCTTTGCAATCATATGTTGGAGCTGATGATATTATCTCGTTTATCGACTTTGCATGATCAGCCGGTTCATGAAATCCTTTGTGATATGCTGAAACATCTGCACGTCCAATTTCACCAGCATGCAGATTTCTTGCTACAGCAACGCCATGGAAACGGGCATTTGGAAAAGTTAATTGTAAAGTACGAGTTAAAACTCCAGTTGAAATTACCGATACGACATCTTTGGGTTCAGGACGCGTTCCCCAATGTTGTAAAGTACTTTTAATACCTGCCGCAACAACTAATGGATGGTCTAAACCAAATGGAACAAATTCTGCATTATTTTCTTGAGCCCAATCTTTTGCATATTTATTAAGGACTGGCATTGCAGCAATGCGTCTAAAGATTGGATTTGCTCCTCGTTCAATACATACTAATTGATGTTCACTTACTTGTTTTGAAGCCGGCATAAATAATGTTAGCTTTTTATTATATTTTTTTGCAAGCGCAGAAAGACTTATTCCTGCCCAACCGACTCTAGGTTGAACATAAACTAAATGATCGGCTTTCATTTCGCGTACTAATAAATCACCCCATCGACCTTTAGTACCGACTCCAGTTGTAGAATCGTCCCAAATTATTGCTCCATTAAATGTCGTTATATTTGGACTTGGTGTTTCATCATGCCAATCTTTTGCAAGATCTAACCATTCTGTACGACTTTTATAATCATATTTTGATGATTTGTCATCTGTAATCTTAAACATGTTGCTCTCCAATATGTTTTAAGTAACTTTGATGCTTCGGATGATCTGGAATTAGTGAGTTATTTGTTACTTGCCATTTTTCAAGTGTTTCGTAACCTCGCGGAACGTAATTTTCCACGTACCTGACATAATCACAAGCTACATCTTCTAATGACATTGCTTTGCCTGAATCACGTAATAAATCATTAGCGTCAAATGGACTTCTAAATTCTTCACAAATACGATCCATTGCAGCATCTAGGAAGTCATTCCTTTTATAACCCTCATTTGTAAAAATTAAATTTAATGCTTCAACTGCATTTTTGCCGTAATTGACTCTAGAATAAGGATCAATATATTCTGGAAAATATTCTGCAATGTCCATGACAAATGCAGTCATAACAAAATGAAAACATTTCAAAGATCTGGATTTGTGCCAGTTATTGATCCAATCGACCATTTGCCTAATTGAATATTTACCTGGGTTTTGATTTAATTCCATGCAAACATCTTGAACAAGAGTTGGCATATAATCTCTAATGTAATATTCTGAAGCTCTCATACCTTGAGGTGGTTTAGGAAAACATGGAATTTGATTACCTATACTTGTAAAAATAGCTCTACCTGATTTTAGTTCTAATAAAACATATTTTTGCATGTCAGATGCTGTGCTACAAACCATTGCCATATCTGACAAAATAGAATTACGAAAACCATGATCATGACTAAATGAAGCTCCTGAACCGGTCAATCTGTGAATCAAAAACAAAAAGAACCAAGCTTCAGTGTCAATAGGATAATTTTCAAAGCGTAAATCTCTTTGCCATGCTTTAGGATTTTTACCCGCATACCAAATTTGCTGTATTGCATTACTGAAACCAGCAAATTGTCTATCTACGGTATCATAAATCGTCACATAATGTTGTAATGGATCATCAACATGTAAAGGTTCAGATGTGTCGCGTCCATGCAATGAATTGATATTAATAGTTTGTAATTTAGCTGCACGCGAATAATATAATTTGAAATCTTCCCAATATACGGTATCCACTAATTTTCCCATGACATACCTTTGTCCATAAAATTCGGTAAATTGCTTTCTAAATTCCAAGGATAAGATTCGGGTGATAAATGAACTGAACCAGGTTTTTCCATATAATTCTCTGCATATGTTTTAGGATCTACTTGATACCAAAGTTCTGGCCATTCATAAACATTGTCAAAATAATATTTCATAGTATTAGTAACTACTTTGCACAGATCATTTCTTTGTTCCCATGTTCCGTAATATGGAGTACCCATGTAATATCCGGTCTTTGGAATACGTCGTTCTTCATATTCAATCGGATATGGAGCAGTTACTTCATAAGTACCAATATGCTGAATTCCTTGCAAGTACAAGCATTGTTCAGATAATTCTTCAATCATTTTTTTAATAGATTCCCCTGGATTTTGTTGGCGAAGTAAGTGATGTCGTATATCAATATTGGAAACTTGTATTATTAAATGAGGTATGAATAACATATCTGGTAAATACGAAGCTACGCCTCTTTTAACTAAACCATGTAGAGTTAAACCATCATGTCGTAAAACCAAAGAGTTTGGCGTATATCTAGCTATTGCATGCGAATCACCAATAATTACTTGATCAATACGAGTTAATAAATCTTCGTGTTTTAATACGGGAATATTTTGAGCATCAGATATACGGTTCCATTCCTCATCGGTAAAATGCCATCCAGATTTTTCAGCTCTAGGACGCAAGATCTTTTGAATATCTGGAATAGGTAAATCCAATGGTTTGATATTTGAATAATCCATTTTTAATAATCTAGCAATTCGATCATGGACTTCTTTTGTATATCCACCAAAAAGATTAAATACTTCTCCTTTGAATTCCATAGGAGTTGATACTAACCAAATATTATTTAGTACTAGATCAGGATTATCAAATGCCAATTCAACATTCAATGGACCAAACTTTTCCATTGCCATACAGTGTTGCATTTTTGGCCATGCACTTCTATGACTACTTGATCTGGCAGAAAATGAGGTCACTATGTCATCTATCACGTATTTCATTTTGATTATTTACCCTCCCGATATCGGCTGATCCAATCTTGCATTTCTTTTGGACATCTTGCTTTTACTGGACCATTTTTCCCTATTATCTTGACACCTGTTGCATGAAAACCTGCTTGTAAAAGCATTGCCTCTTCTTTACCCATTGCATTTCGTACAAGATCTAGTAAGCAATCAGCAAATATATGGTTATGGCCATATCCTGTAAAATGATGAGCTAATTCATGCAAAATTACATAACGATTTCTTGCCCATTTTGGCAAGCATACAACTTTATAACCATCTCTTATAGTAGCGCAAGCCGATCTTCTGCCGCGACCATCTAAGACTAATATTTTTGAATGTGCAATTGGATAATGTTTTCTTATATATTTACGTTTACAAACATTATCGATAAACTGTTGACATTGTTTCAAAGTCAATTCTTCATTACGTTTAACTAATGAAGTAATTCGTTCTGCTTTATACACGCGACCTGTTTGATTGCGGTACTTCATTTTTCCTCCTGGCGGTTTATATGAGCGTGCGCTCATAGGACATTGTATCACGATACTTGTAAATTGTACAGTCGACATTTTTATTCTAAATGTTCGCATCGCGTAGGAGTACACAAAACACCAATATCTTCATAGTCGCGATTGCATGAAATACATTTGCCTTGAATACCATCGTAACCACTCAATTGCCGCTTTGCATTTTTCTCTGCTTTGCGAAAATAGAATTCAATAATCTCTTTTTCATTTACATTAGCCAACAAAACTAAGTTGCACCAAAAATGCAATACATCGATCATCTCGTTCAAAAAAGCTTCACGATTGAAATGTCGTGAACTTGCCCATGGTTTCCAACCAGTTTCATTCAAAGCCTCGTGCAATTCATCGGTTAAAGCCAATGACATGTCTCGAATATATGCAGCTCGTTGTTCTTCGTCAAATTGTTGAATATCAACGTTGAAATATTTTTTCTGTAATTCACGTTGTCTCTGTAAAATAAGATCTAGTCCCATGATCTAACCTTTCTGTTCTAAACTAATGCCATACAATCGAGCTAAAAATTTGATTGATTCTAAATCATAAACATCATTATTTATTAAATCTTTGAATATAATTTTTTTAATTCCATATGACGCTATTACTTTTAGGCATTCTGCACAAGGATGGTGCGTGATATATAAATAACCATCACGCGTATCACTTGGCAGACAATAACGTAATGCGTTAATTTCTGCATGAATTACAGATCCGCGTCTAGCGTCTCGATCATTCCAAATGATTTCAACGCTAGACGGTGCCCCGTTATAGCCGAGACTTACAACACTGCGATCTGATCGTAGTATGCAAGCACCGACTTTTAAGTATGGATCTTCACTGCGTTTGGCTGCAGTTAACGCGAGTTCTAATCCATATTCGTCCCATGACATTCGGTTCATTGCTGAATCTCCTGTAAAGTCTCATAAATTTCATCAATTTCATCATCCGTTAAATCTGCTGATGATTCTACAGGACGATTGATAATAAACTGAACAGCACGTAATACTTCTTCTTTAGATTCATGACCTAAAAATTGAAGTAAATCAAAAATTTCTTTTGCTTTTGGATTTGGTCTACGCATTTTGATTTTTTCTGGTTTATTGCGCTCAATTGCTAGTTCAACTTCTTCTCTAGTTGCAATAGCTTTATCAATACCAATGCCTAATGAACCAATAGCTCTTCCCCAACAACTCGTTTCAAGATTTTGGATTTCAGAACCACGAGTAAAATTAGTTTTACCTGGTAAATATTCTTGCGCTGTTCCCACACCAGGATTTTCATCTCCAGGATGGCGAAATGCAAATGCTCGACCGATTACAATGATTTGATCACCAACTTCTTTGAAAAGAAGCTCAGGATCCATTTGCAATGATCCTTCTGGATATTTCTCATAGAACAGTTTGATTCTTTGCGGAACATCCACATAATTTTCAAGAACTCGTGCACTCATACTTATTCTGCCTCCGCTTCGTCTAAAAGATCTTCAATAATGGACAATTTTTCACTCAATTCAGCAACATGCAAAAAAGACTTAAAAGCATATTTTTCATCATTTACCGTATAGACTTCCGTCTTGCCTGGTTTAACATGGACAATAGCTAGACCATCAACTAATGGTAGGACTTGCTCATTCCCGTCATCGTCTATATAAAACTCAGCATTAGAATATGCACTTAATTGCAAAGCCATTTCTCCATATACCGAGTTCGATGTTTTCCAATCGCATAGATAAATCTTGTCTTTGAGAGGACCTGATCCAAACTTTAATATGGCATCAAAAGTTCCTGCATATTTATATCTACGACTACCGACAGTTTTTTCAGTTAAAATTGGTTCAACTTGCCATTCGTCTAACCAATTTATGTATCCTTGTACATAGTCGCTAATTTCAGCTGGTACTTCAACTTCACCTCCATGCAAAATTGCTTCTGCAAATGCATGTATATCAGTACCTCTTTTGGCAGCTCTGTCTCTTGACTGCCATGGGACATTCTTGAGAATATTCATAGTTTCAGCAGGATTTTGATTGATCCATGTTTTGACATCATCAATATTTTGAACTACAAATGACGCAACTTCTTTTGCTGACCAATACATCAAATGCGGTTTTGGCAAACCGCTGCCTAATAAGGTCGTAACTCCTTTGATAGGCATGCCGTCGAGGACATATTTATGACCTCTTTTTGTTTCAATACGTTCTAGTCCCATGATGACCTCAATTGACGCTTAGTAAAGAAATTAAAAAGATCACGTTCATTGGCTTCTATCAGTCTCGAATAACGACTTGCATAGTTATTGTTGATAACAAAATCTTCGCCTTTTGTACGTATTCCAATTTCCCAACGCAATTTATTGATCAAAAGATCTATTGAACAAATCTCATGACCTGCCGCTTTCCATTGTCTAGCTAATTGCACTAGTTCTTCATATACATGCGGATTTTCGTGATGGAATTTTGTAAATTGTTCGTCAATCGGATCTGCTAAAAGTGATAATTGACGAGGTTCGAACCATTGTCTGGCGGTATTCATGTATTACTCCTTAGATATTTTGGTACTAAGTCATTGCACTTTGAGTTATCAACGTGCCAATGTCTCCAGCCACTCCATTGGTATTTCCAATTAAGAGCAGCAAGGAATCCTATATCCTGGTAGATAGGTTTCCATTGATCTATGGACTGATTTCTCAATTTTTTGATCAATTTTTTTTGTTTATTTTTTGGCATTCCGAAATCTACTAGACGTTTACTTACCATAAAAGCCAAGCCGTTTCGCCATTGAGCATCAAGAAATTGCCATCTTCCTCGAGCACTTGAAATGTCTCCTACTGCTCTGTAGTTATGTCGTGACTCTTGCCAACTAACGCACTCAGCAAATGCTTTTTGTTCTTTTGGAACAATTGCTGCGTGGGTTTCATAGTTTATACTTCCAGAATAAGTTGGAGTGGTATTTATAACTAAAAATAAAAAGCTTGTTATAAAAATCTTCATGCGCTCTCGTTCTGTAGGCCGATAAGGAATTGATCTATCGCGTCTTCGTAGATATAACGTCTACCTGATACAATAAATCCATCAAGCTTGCCGTCGTCAAACCAACGACGAGCAGTTCTAGCATTAACTCCTAATTTCAATGCAGCTTCTTGAGTACTAAGTATTTTTCTAAATGGTTTCATGTTATCCTTTTTGTTATACAATGTAAATTGCAGCTGACCGGTTACCTGGCGGTTCCGGTCAGTCTGTTAAAAAGCATTCAATATATGTACCCCAGCAATAGGAATCTCCAGTCCACCAAAGTTTTGTAGAGACTTGCCAGAATAAATATGCAGCAATTATGATCAAAATTGTTCGAACTAATTTACCGCGTCTTGTAAGTTTCATTTGCTAGTAATCTCCTTTTCATATAGACAAGTTTCGCATCTATAAAAACGTCTTCTCGCTTTATGACCAAGAACAAATTCTAAGATATAAATCATTTCAATCTTACAAACTGGACATTGATCCATTTCAACACTCTCCCTTGTCTTGTTGTTCATGGCGGTAATTGTGCTCCGGCAAGAGCTCCAGCATTGACCACTCATCGCGCCGGTTAAATTGTGCCCCGCACCGGGGGCAGACGTGAAAGTCTGAGTTAGACATTATGCACTGATTTTTTCTACTAGAAGATTCGAAACATTAAGACTCCAACCATAAAATGCTGGCTGCTTGTGACTATCAATTAAGCGCGTCAATGAACCGCGTACGCGATCAAATAGTTTGCCATCTACATCAAGAAATGTAAGAATTACAACGATATTATGTCGAGTTGAAAAATATGAAACTATAGTCTCATATTCAGCATTTTTTCGTACTGTTTCAACTTTACGAACAATGCTTTTTAGATCTTTTTCAGTCACATCATTTTCATATGTGAATTCAATCTCTACTGCTTCGTGCTTCAACATACTTGCCTCCTGGCGGTTAGTGTCAGCTGAATTGCCGACAGGGAAAATGTACTATGAATTGTCCACGTATGGACACATTTAAGATCAATATGTACAGATCAAAAATTTAGAACATCTGTTCTAGTAGGTAGATGCAGAAATTATCGCGCCAGGATTGTCCCAGGACCGCGTTCATAGCTAGGTCCATATGTTTATATTCCGGATCAATATACTAGAAAATGCGGCCAGGATCCATTTTGAGGACTTTTATGTATATATCCAATATCAATAAAAAAGATCAAATAAATGTCAATTTGGTGTGTCTATTGTCCGCGTATGGACTATATGATCTCCCTGTTGACAACCACGTCAACCTAACCGCCAGGAGATCAATATGGGAATTAAGGCCGGTACAACAATTACCGTCACTTTCGATGCACAACAAATTGCAGCACTTGATTGCATACTTCAAGATGCAGAAATGCATTTGTATCCAGATACTATGCCAGAACACCAAAAGAGAACGCAAGAACGAGTTGTAAACATATTTCGTGCACTTCACGCTGCAGGATACCGCTAAGAGCGAAACGCTCCGCAAGGAGCGTCTGACGTTGAATGACGTCACTGATGAGCTCATCAGATAACCGCTAGGAGAAATAAATGTCAGTTAAAATCGTAGACGCAAATCTACGCAAAGCTCCATGGATCAATACCGCTACATGGATCAATGATGGATCTGTTTCAAATGCAAGTGAAGTTTTAGAAGCTGCAAAACTTGATTGGGAAGTACAACACACAGAACTTTCAACTGTTGCAATTAACAATGAAGGTGCTCAAATATTGACGCTTGCTGATAAGGTTTGCACTACTCGCGTCAATAAAGATGGCACTGCATCTGTTTTAGGAATCACAAGTCCTACATATTCAATTGTGCAAAATGGCGACATTGTTGACATGGTTGATGCTGTCACGTATGAATCTGGAGCAATATACGAGTCAGCTGGTGAACTTCGTGGTGGAAAAAAGATTTTTCTTGCTGCAAAGCTTCCACATAATTTGGCTTTGACAGATCAAATGATCGATCCAGTTAATGCATTTTTAATTGTCTCAAATACTCATGATGGTACTGATTCTCTTCGTTTTGAGATCAAATACCTTCGTCAAATCTGCACAAATGGTATGAAAGGTTGGGTTCGCTCGTCGAGCATAGCTTTCCGTCACTCAGCACGTATGAAAGTTAGTGCAGAAAATGTTCGTTCAGCACTCGGTGTCATTATGGAATCCGTGAGCGAGTTTAATGATCTCAGCCTCAAATTAGTAAATGAGAAGCTTTCAAATGCTGATTTCTACAATGTAGTCCAATCAATGTTGCCAATAACCGATGATATGACTGAGCGTCAGAAGTCAGTTGTTACTACTCGTCGCGAAGCTCTTATGGAGATCTACTCAGGTCCAACACAGGAGAATATTAAAGGAACTGCCTGGGGCATGATCAATGCTTTCACCGAATATGAGCAATGGGCACACACAAATCGTTCAACTCACCAAGATGTTGCTGAGCGTTTTATGCTTGGTTATGGCAACGATTTATCTTCGGCTCTACTAGAAGCAAGAGTATAAATAATGGATTGGACAAGATTGATTTTGATCTTGTTATCAATCCCATGCGCATGGGCATTTGGGCGTTCAATATTTCGTTGGGCGCTCTATGTCTATTTTGGTGGTTATGTTGTTTTGATTTTATTATTTTTGTTAAAGAAAAAACCACCAAAGATACCAATCATACCGAAATGGTTTTTAGATTGGTATAACAATAGGTATGTAAATAAACAAATAAATCATATGGAAAAACAATTTGATAAATAAAAAAAACCCCTGCTTTTTACGGCAGGGGTTATTTTTTTTTCTATTTGCTAGGAGAAAGTCGATCCTTTTACTACTATTGGCTCAGATGAGTAAACATCCCATTCACAAGCAATTTCAATCGCTCTATTTATAATTGCAGCAGCTTCATCCATGTTTTCTGCTTCGTCAATATCTAAGGCAACCATTGCTGCAGCAGCTAATGATCCTCCTGAACCTGTAAAGTAAATATTTCTTTTATCTCTATCCCAAGAATAATCAAAATCGATTGGATAGATTAAACCATTTACAATTACTAATAGCGCTGAGTCATGATAAACTGGTGAATACTCACCCTTCATTTCATAACCAGACTCTACAAAAATTTTGCGCATACTTGGGATAAATGTTCTAGTTATAAATTTATCCATTATTTTTACATCATTAGTTGCAGGTGGTTTTGGTGGCGTCCAACCATATTGCAAAATATTAGCACCTCGTGAAGCTCCAGCGGCAGCAATTAAGTATTTACCGACTCTAACAACTTTATCGCCTGCAAGATCGAAGTATCTACCATTTGAATCAGTCGCGCGCGAATCAGATCCAATTACAGTCCAGCCATCACCTTGAAAAGCGGCTAGCGTTGTCATGCATTTTCCTCCGTTGCTAGTTGACCTGCAATTGCAAAATACGCTGCTGCATCAATATACGAATCTAAATGATCAGGTGACTCAACTAAGCGTGCAGCTTTGACCATCGCCATACATATCGCCACTTGATCTATTGAAATTTCTTTTTCTAATATGACACTCCACAATTTAGCTATACGATCATGATTGATACGTGGATGTCCGTACGATTGTTTACGGTCTTCTGTTATTAGACGCGCAGCTTCGTTTAATATTGATTCGCGATGCATCAATCAAGCCAAATCTGATACGCTGCGGTTACTCGACCTCGAATTGGATCTATAAAGTGTAGTCGTTGACTTGGCAAACCAGACGCAGCCAAAGAGTCTCTTGCGTATCTATTGTCTGATTCAGTCGATCCTGTCCAATATATAGATCCAAGACCGTTAGAGAGCGGTTCTTGTGCATGACGATGGTAATGTCCCAAATAGATGTCTTGAAAGTCCCAATTGTAAGCACCAGCTTTCCACCTATTCCCGGCTGCTTGCCATGCCGATGGAGACGCAAAACCTGATCTACCGACTTCATCGCCGTGCATTAAAAGTGCTCGATAATTTCCAATTTCAATTCTTTGAATATCTTCTGCGCCATGTTGTTGATCCCATGTTAAACGCTTTTTAATTGTTTCGTCTTCTGCCAATATTTGACGAGCTAATTCATAACACATTCGATCGATGTTATCAGATTTCGGTACATTATCTCGTTTACTGCCAATTCGACCGTGATTGCCCCATTCAGGAATAACTGTCACTTTTGGATAAATTGCTAATGCTTGTCTAATAACATCAACTATCAAGCGACTAACTACAATATATTGCTCATATAAAGTTGAATCTATTTCCCATAATTGAGCTGGGTAGTTAAATAGTCCTTCGACCATATCGCCACCAAAACATACATAAACTTCATTTATCGGATGATCTTGACGTTGTATTTCTGTTATCTTAGCAGCTTTTTCAACAAAATCCATAACTCGTACTTTCATTTTTTCCGAATTATAACTTGGAGTAATTTTACTGCCTTGCCAATCTGTCAAATGCCACAAAGCTACTTCGTCTTTGCGTTTACGTTTATCGACCGATGGACTAGTAATTGAAGGTATTGGACCTAAAGCTAATGTCGCATCTTTACATGCTTGAATCGTAGCTTCTACCAGTTCTTCGGTGCGTTCTTTGGCTTTTGCTAATTGTTTTTGAGTACGAGCAAGAGCTTGACGTAATTCATTTATTGACGGATCAACGTCTAACTCTTTAAGATCATCCGATAAACTCACTGGCAGGAACAAACCTTAGCTCTATGGCGATGCAATGATGATGCACTTATATAGTGATCACTTTTTTGTAATGCTAATGCAATACGATGAACACCAACAGAAGAGTTTAATATTTTATTAAATATTTCTAACTCTTCATTTTCTAGGGTTTTTCTTAGCATTGCTACTTTGCATTGATATACTTTAGGTTGTAATAATGCTTCTAAATTATTTTTTAAGCCCCCGCTATCCATCAGTAGTTTGTTCTACCAAACTCTGGTGCTGATGGATCAAGCCATTTTAATACAGGACCAAGAAATCCTGCGAGTGCAGCAGTTCCAAGAACTTTAATGTTAGTTTCACCTGCTAAATAAAGTGCAATAGCAGCGGCTGTTGCAGCGCGGAACCAAGTCAGCGATACTTGCTTTAGTGCTTCCATTTATTTCGCCTTTCGTTTTATTTTTTCTGATGATTTATGAATTGGGCAGCAAGTACATGCTACTTTTTGATCATCATTAGTAGGTAATATATTACTTTTTACAATTTTCTTTTTCTTTTTTGGTTGTAACTTGGCTTTCATTTGATTTGTAATTGATGGAGTATCTAACCACCAAAACCAAGGACTAGTATCATTAGATTTATCAGACAAAATAGAGATATGTAAATGCTTAGTATGAGGGTTACTCCCATTATAAGGACGATTACCAGACTTAGCATAGGTGCGGTTCCATATTTTTTTGTTGAAGATAAGATACGCAACGCGTTCATCCTCTTTAAGTTTTTCAAAGACGATTGCACAATCAATACCATTCTTCGGATCGTGAGTTAGGTCTACTGCTAGCCCAGTATTGTGGTCCGAAGTCGGATTGGCTTTTAGATGAGCAGCAGAAGGAAGTAGTCCATCGCTCGCCTTCATACGTTTCGGAGCAATGGCAGTCGCCTGTCGCAACAGAGCGACGGCAGCAGGACTTGCTTTTTTCGTTTTCATTCATTTCCTTAATGCTTCTTTAACTAAATCAGTTAGGAAATCAACTTTCTCCTCTAGGGCGTTGACTTTATCCTTGATCGACAAACCACCATTGGGTTTCAATTCAGTTAGATAGTGCTTAACTAGCCATTTTACGCCTATGGCAACGGCGCCAATAATCGTCGTGAGAGCTACGATAAAACTCGCCCAATCCAATGCGCTCATCCGTGAATCTCCCATACATAGACGGTAACAGTTCCGGAATTAGTAACAGCATATAAAGCAGTAGTCGGAGGTAACTGAAAAGTATCGTGGAAATTATTATCTATTTTTGCACCAGTTGTTGTAGTGACATTTTCATCACCTACATAAATGGCACCGGATTCGTTATGAATATGACAATCGCGCCAAACGGTGTTTTTATCAAAAAGTAAGGTTGGATCACCTGTTACTGTTATTTGCGCCGTTCTCATCTAGCTCTCTTTTCTTCAAAAACCCCAGGTTTTCAAATAGATCAATGTGGTCATCGATTGTGCGGATGACATCTTCAGCTTCGTAGATCAAGGATTACTTTTCTATAATCGCTGCTGCTTCTTCTGCCGTTAGTCCTAAGTCTTGCAACTTATTGAAAGCCGATGCCTGCAACTCTCCCTTTGCTACTTCTTCAGCTTCACGCTTTGCCTGCTCTTCAGCAGCAGCAGCAGCCTGTTGGTCACGCTCTGCAATCTCAGCAGGGGTAAGGGCAATGTATTCTTGCTTGCCTGTGGTGCAATCAACTACCAATTTATACTGCGTCATTGACGAACGCCTCCCAATCTAGTTTCTCTTCATTCCAAAAATAAACCAAGCCATCTTCAGGCTTTGGCTTCGGTGCCTGCCAGTCGTGGTTAGCATCAAGGCTCCACGAAGGGAAAGGCTGTGGGGCAATAAAGACATCTGCTACCTCATCATAGGTGTAGCCAATGCCAGCATATTGCTTGCGGATGTTGTTGTTGTAACTGGTCTGAATCCACATTCCACCCAGTCCTAAGTCATTTGCAAGGTACTCTTGACCGCGATGCTCCTGTTGGTCAGGAACAACAAGCACCTGTTTTACTACTTGGTTGCTATCTATTTCTGCGAAGTGTGCCATATTTTTCCTTTACTTTGCGTACCTAACTATTACTACACCTGAGCCACCGGAGCCACCAGCAAGAGTGTCGCCGCCACCGCCTCCGCCACCGCCAAGATTGGCAGTTGCATTAGAGCCAGCGCCGCGAACAGTTGTTCCGCCAGCACCAGCGCCTGAAGCATCAGCACCAGCACCACCACCAGTAGCGTTATTAACAGCGCCACCGCCACCGCCAGCATAATTAACAGCCGTACCGCTTATGGAATTAGAAGTAGCCGCGCCACCATTACCGCCTGCTGTTGTCGTTGTTGAATTTTGACCTACCGCAGCAGAACCACCACCGCCTGAACCAGCACCAGGGTTTGCAGAAGTTCCGCCAGCATAACCTTCAACAGGTGAATAACTGCCAGCATTGCCAGCACCGCCAGTTCCACCATTTGCGCGACCACCGCCACCGCTACCACCCGAAGCGCCACCAGTATTTGATGAAGAACCACCACCGCCACCGCCTGATGATGAAGATGAATTAAATGTTGAGGTAGTTCCACTACCACCCTTATTTGCTCCAGTTGTGGCACCAGCACCGCCAGCGCCCACTGTTACTGTGTAATTAGTGCTAGAAGTCAATGATTGAGAAGTAAATGCACGATAGCCACCTGCTCCACCACCACCACCGGCATCAAATCCACCTCCGCCACCACCAGCGACTACAAGATAGTCAGCAGTTAGGTTTTGGCTAGGCGTAAATGTTCCTGAAGCAAGGAAGGTGTGGTAGAAGTAGTCAGCATCAGATGTGATGATTCCACCAGTAGCCTTTGCGCCATAGGCAGACGAGGTAACGCCATACAAGGTGGCTGAGGAGTGTTCTACAAAAGAGCCGCTAGTGGGCGCAAAAGATAAAGAAGTAATAGCGCTCGCAGTTGATTCTAAGCCAGCGACTAATGAAGAATAAGCATCTGTGCCGTTGTTTTCTGTGACACCATCCATAGAAACTGATTTGTTTTGACTCCCAGTGTAATTTGGGAAATACCACTCACCATTAGAAAAAGTCGTTGCTGTCGCGCCGCTATTATTGACAGCATAATTTTCTGTGTTTGAGGTAGAAGCAACGCCAGTTCCATTTCCTCTGAGCCTTTTACCGCTATCTAAAGCAGAGCCATTTATTGAACAAGTGACTCCTACTACCTCAGCATTAGCGCGAGATGACATTACAACTTTCAAGTCAGTATAAGTCTGCGGAATAGAGGTAAATTCAATGCTTGCCGCACCGCCACTTGGAACGGTTACGGTTTGGATCGCTACCATATTTGGATTAGTTGCCATTTATATTTCCCTCCCTATACCGCATACCGAACGATTACAATGCCGGAGCCGCCTGTGCCGCCAACAGTAGATGCGGCATAACCTTTACCGTTACCACCACCGCCACCACCTGTGTTAGCAGTACCAGCAGTTGCATTTCCAGTTGAACCACCATTACCACCGCCACCAGAACCGCCAGTTCCTATGGTTGTCACATCTGTTCCACCTGAAGCGCCGCCACCACCACCATAAGTAGTAGATGTGCCAGAAATTGAGGTAGTAATACCATTACCACCATTACCGGCGGTTACATCTGCGCCGTTTTGTCCAGCCGCGCCAGCACCGCCACCGCCACCCGAAGCAGACCGCGTATTAGAACCGCCTTGTTCATAACCTTTACCGCCAGCATAACCTTGATTGGTTGTTCCTGCGGGATTAGTAGTTGAATTAAATGCACTACCACCACCCGAGCCACCTGTTAATCCGGCGGATAATCCAGCGCCAAATACACCAGCACCGCCACCGCCTGTGGAAGTAATTGTAGAAAAGACTGAATTGTTACCACTTGAACCGCGCTGTGAATCACCGCTACCACCAGCACCACCTGCGCCGACAGTTACTGTGTAAGCCTGTGCAGTAAGTGATAAAGCAGACTCTAATGAACCACCGCCACCCGTTGCGCCAACGGTACAGCGAACACCGCCTGCACCACCACCAGCGCCATAAACTCCTGAACCTCCACCTCCACCTGCAACTACTAAGTAATCAGCAGTCAGCGCTTCTGTCGGAGTGAATGTGCCACTTGAATAGAATGTGTGATACCAATAAGTGCCATCGGTAACAATCGTATCTCCACCATAGGCTTTTGCTTGTGCCGACAACTGGGCATTTACGCCGTAGAGGTTGAAAGTTGAGCCGGAAGCAAAAGTAGTAGGACTATTTGTTGTAGTAAAAGAAATACTTGTAATTGCTGAAGTACTACGCCATAAATTCACAAGAGCCGAGGTACCTAAACTTGCGTGATTTTCTCTGTTTAGAACAGTTTTGTAAGTAGTTGAATTTGAATAATTCATAAAATGCAAAATAGTATTCCACGCTCCAGCAACAGTATTAGCCGAAGCAGCGGAGTCTGTGTATCCCGCAGTTGCATTTGAACTTTGAGTACTGCTTGCTGTAGTACCATTACCACGGACTGTAGTTCTTGAATAATTGCTGCCACTATCGCCATTTATATTGAATATAACATCTGGATTTCCTGTTGTCACAGAAGCATTTATTACCACAACCAAATCAGTATATGTCTGTGGGATGCCACTAAAGGTGACAGAGGATTGTGCGGAGTCAAGAGTAACGCTTGCTATTGGAGTGTAGGTACTCATTATGCGGCTCCTTTCACACCGTACAAGGCGAACTGGGAGTATTGGTTAATAGTTTGACCGCCACCAGAAGCCGTAATGGTTATACCTGTTACCGCAGAAGTGCTTGTCCATAAACCAGAGTTGAGTGCTACAACGCCTGAACCATTGTTATCATATCCGGCTAAACTGCGAACTGTTGTATTTTTATTAGTGTTTGTGTAATCTAAAATATCTATAATCGCAACACCAAAGATATTTGAACCAGCGCCGGCATCAGCCACTCGTTGAAAATCCATAAATGTGTTTGTTGTGCCAGCGCTCGCAGAAGCGGCTGTGCCATTACCGCGAACATAATGCCAGGGATAAGTAGAACTTGTATCGCTATTTAATTGAATTGAAAAAGTGTCACCATTACCGCTATTACTTCTAGAAGTTCTTACTATCCCTCTTACCTGCAAATGCTCATAAGTGCTAGGAATATTTGAGAAAGTAATGCTAGAAGCACCAGCAGCGCCAACGGTGACTACCTGCAATGGGAACATTGCGCCGGTGTCGGCGGCTATTGCTGGTCTAGATGAAGCGAGGATTCCAAGGATAGGCATTATTCAATATCTCCTATCACCGTAAAGGTATTGCTTGCGGTACAGATAATCGAGGCTGCTGAATACTGCGCTCTTAAAACTGGAGCGCTAGCAGTAGCACCAGTAGAAGTAATAGTAACTCCAGCACCTTGAGCAAAGGTAACTTGACCTGCTCCGATTTGCTGGACATTGATGATGTCATTAGCGCTAAACACTGATGGAGGAACTGTGACTGTGATAGCAGCAGCATTGTTTGCTGTGACTATCTTGTCCTTATCACCGATAACCAAGGTGTAAGTTGTACCTGTCTGAGCATTGAACCCAGCAATAATCTCTCCATTAGGACCAGTAGGACCGGTAGGCCCAGTAGATCCAGTAGGACCGGTA